GAAGCGGCGCTGACGTTCACGCCCGCAACAGGCGCGCGATACGAGCTTCTGTGCGGTCGCCTGTTCATGCTCGGCTCCGGCACGCTCGCGGCGGGCGCGTTTCGCTCCTTCGAGCCTGCGTCCAACGCGCTGGCGAACCGCACCATCACCAACCTCCCGGCGTCGATCACGACCGATAGCGCCATGCTGGTGATGGATGAGCTGTACGTCCCCTACGACAACAAGCCCGGCGAGGGAATGATCAAGGGCAGCTTCACCTACGACACCGGCCTGTCGTCGCTGACCGCAACTGCCTCCGGCGCTTCGAGCCTGACGGGGCAGGCTGCGGGCGGCGATGCGGTCGTATTGGCGAACGAGTACCGCAACTTCCAGATCCGCATCGTGCAGGACACCACGACGCCTGCCGCCGTGGGGCAGCGTCGCATCATCGCCTCGCACACGGCGGGCGCGTCGCCCGTTTACACGCTCGGAACAGCTTGGACGACGCAGCCGTCGTCCAGCGCCAAGTTCGTCATCGAACAGCCCAACCTGCTGCTTCTTCGCACGACGGCGAACACAACTGTCTACACCTACAACTACACCGACGCGACGATCAACAACGGCACGAACTCCATCGCCGCCGACGCTTGGTCAACGACCTACTTCGGAGCGGCTCCAGCCGCCAACGCGGTCGGATGTCTGTGGGCACCTTCGTTTGGCATCCAGCCCGATCCGGCGCGAAACGCCCGCCACAGCTTCAACTACTTCTGGCGCGGCGGCGCGGTGACGCTCGACTTGCTCGACATCGCTGGCAGCATCACCGGAACGTGGACCGGCGCAGTCGCCTACGACGGCAACGTCAACTCGTTCGGTGCTGGCACGACCGGGTGCTACTCGCCATACGGTCAAGAAGGTCGCTACACCTACGTCAACGTCTACGTCGCATCGCAGATCAGCCAGATCTATCGCTTCGACGCCAAGAACCGCGTGTTCTCGCCGTACACGCCGACCGACTTCATCCAGTCTGGCACCGCGACCGCTGGCGGTCGCATGACGGCCTTCGTCGCCATCGACGGCACCGACAAGTACGATGTCGTCTTGCTCCAATCTCAGCTCTCCACGATCAGCCAAGAGCTGATCCCGCTGGTGTAGAAATGACCATTCCCGAAATCATCGTGCTGCTGGAAAACCAGATCACGACGCTCAACGTGGCGCGAGCGACGGCAGAGCGGCTCGGAGACATCAATCGCGTCTTGGAGATCGACGCGAAGATCGCGGAAACAGAAGGCACGCTCGCGGCTCTCAGGGGGCTGTAACCGATGCTGCTGACGCTCCTCTCGCCGCAGGGAGTGCCCGCAAACGTCGTCGCAAATCTCAACGCGACGCTCGGGGCGGCCACGCTGGCGTCAACCGCTACGCTCGTCGCCCCGCCGATAACGGCGGACTTGTCAGCGACGCTTGGCGCTGCGACGCTGGCATCAACGGCGACGGTCGCTATCCTGCCGATCACGGCGAACTTGTCCGTGACGCTTGGAGCGGCCACGCTGGCGTCAACCGCGACGGTTGGCGGAGCGGCGGTCGAGGGCTTCAGCGTCGGCGGCCCGACTGTCTACGACGTGTTCCCGATCATCGGCATCGCCGAGCTTTACAACGTGCGGCACCGCACTCACTGAGGAGACGAAGATGGTGAAGACACCGGCATGGCAGCGCTCCGAGGGCAAGAACCCGAGGGGCGGATTGAACGCGAAGGGCCGCGCGTCGGCGAAGGCTCAGGGCATGAACCTGAAGCCGCCCGCGCCGAACCCGAAGTCGGAGAAGGACGCCTCGCGCCGCAAGAGCTTCTGCGCGCGCATGAGCGGCATGAAGTCGAAGCTCACGAGTTCGGAGACGGCGCGCGATCCGAATTCGCGCATCAACAAGAGCCTGCGGGCTTGGAACTGCTGACAGGAGACAACCAATGGGCAAGACGCTGCGCTACGGCGAGTTCAAGTTCGGCAAGGGCGGCTCGACGAGCGCCCCGAGCAAGGGCGGCGACGGTCGCCGCCTCGTCCAGTTCTACGCCGGGGGCGGGAAGGTCAAGAAGGCCGTCCCTGCGGGCCTAGGAGGGGGGCAGGAGCAGCGGAAGGCTTCCCCGGCATCCAAGGCACCCCCGATGGCGAAAGGCGCTCCTGCGGGCGCTCTGAGCGCGATGCGCGCCCCCTCCGCCCCGATGGGCATGCCGAACCTCTCGGCTCGGGCGCGGATCCCCGGCGGGATGGCGAAGGGCGGCGCGGCGCACAAGGACGTGGCCGCCGACAAGGCGATGGTGAAGGGCGCGGTCCACAAGCACGAGCGCGCCATGCACCCCGGCAAGCCGGTGACGAAGCTCGCCCGAGGCGGCGTGCCGAGCCACAGCCGCAAGCCGATGTACGGCGGCGGGAAGTGCTGATGCCGAGCCGGTCGAAGGCGCAGGCGCGCCTGATGCAGGTCGTGGCGCACAACCCCGCCTTCGCGAAGAAGGCGGGGATCCCGCAATCTGTTGGACGCGACTTCGCCGCCGCTGATAAGAAGGCGGGGACGAAGGGGCTGCCGCAGCGGCGGGCCACGGGTGGCAAGGTGAAGTCCTGCAACTGGTGACCCCATGACGGTGAGCGGCACGATCTCCGCGACGACGTTCGAGACCCGCAAGGTAATCGATCACGCCGTGCGATACTGCAAGCTGACGCCGCAGCAGTTCGCGGCGGAGCAGCTCGAAGTCGCGCGCGACGAGTTGTGGCTCCTGCTCTCGTCGCTCGCGAACCGAGGGATCCAGCTCTGGTGCATCGAGCGCAAGCTAGTGCCGCTCTACGAGGGGCAGGCGCAGGTCTCCGCGCTCGTCGGCACCGTGGACGTGCTCAACGCCAACCTCCGCACGCTCATGCGCCTCTCGGGCACCTACAGCTCGACGGCAGGCGGTACGGTGGCGAGCGCCTTCGACGACGACTTCGACACGATCCTGACGCAGACCTCGGCGGCTGGCTCGGTCGTCGCGCAGTGGTCGAGCGCCACGCCGGTCTCGACCGTTGGCTACCTCCCCGGCGCGACCGGCACGCTCGCGCTCGCGTTCGAGCGCAGCGACGACGGCGTGACGTGGACGAGCGTCGGCACGGTCGCGTCGCAGGTGTTCACCGACAACGTCTGGGCATGGTTCGACACCGACACGTCAGTCGCGGCGACCTACTTCCGCGTGCGCGCGACAAGCGGCACCATCGTCGTGCGCGAGATCTTCCTCGGCAACACGCCGATGGCGATCCCGATGTCGCGGCTCAACCGCGACAACTACACCGCCTTCACCAACCGCACCTTCGCCGGTCGCCCGCTCCAGTTCTGGTTCGACCGCCAGCGCAACGCGCCGGTCTTCAACCTCTGGCCGGTGACCGACAGCGGCCACCGCTACGCGCAGATCGAGATGTGGCGGAAGCGCTACATCATGGATGTCGGCACGCTGCCGCAGACGCTCGACATCCCGCAGCGCTGGTACGAGGCCGTCGTCCTCCAGCTCGCCTCGCGCCTCGCCGCGCTGCTGCCCGAGGTGCCTGACGAGCGCGAGACGAAGCTGCTGGCGCTCGCGGACAGGGCGCTGCGCGCGGCGGAGGACGAAGAGCGCGACAACAGCCCGATCCGCTGGGCACCGTCGATCCGCGTTTACACGAGGTGATGCGGTGCCGCTGTTCCTCGACACGACAGGCAACCCGACGCTCGGCATCGGCATCTGCGCGCGCTGCTCGCGCAAGTTCCCGCTGCATGAGCTGCACGACGACCCGAACATCCCCGACCTGAAGGTCTGCGCGGAGGACAGGGACGAGTACGATCCCTATCGCCTGCCCGCGCGCGAGACCGAGAACATCGTGCTGCCGTTCGTCCGACCGGACACGGATGTCGCGCCATGATCACCCCCGGCTCCGCTAGCCCGCTGCTGCTCTCGACCAGCGGTTACCAGATCCAGAACTCGCTGCGCTTCCGCGCGAGCAACAGCGCCTACCTAAGCAGGACGCCCTCTGGTTCCGGCAACCTGACGGCATTCACTTGGAGCGGCTGGATCAAGCGCGGCAGTCTCGGCAGCGGCGCTATCTTGCAAGCCGGCAATTCTTCAAACCTTGAGTATGATGTTTTTCAGTTTAATAACGATGCGCTTGATTTCATTTTGGGAACGACTGGAGTCGTTCGCGCGCGCAAAACTACCACAGCGGTGCTTCGTGATCCGTCCGCGTGGTATCACGTTGTTTTGGTATGGGACAGCAACAACGCAACACAAGAGGATCGGGCGCGCATCTACGTTAACGGAACGCGCATCACGTCGTGGGCTACAAACTCTCCGTTACCTACGTC